CGAGACTCCTGCAGACCGTGCCAAACGTGAGGCAGAAGAAAGCCAAAACCGTCCGGGCCAGAATGCGATCTGGGGAGATGCGGGGATGCGCGGGCTGAACATGAGCAGTATCATTGCAGGACGTGCTGTCCAGTCCGTGCGTGGCGAGTCTGTGGGGATCAATCCCAAAGACGCAGGCGTCACCCACGGCCCTCGCGCCAGCGTTGTTATGAATGACCATGAGAATCTGCAAATCAAATGAGAATCCCAACTAACCCGGATGACCGGGAGTTTTTCTATCTCGACTTGATTCGCAAGTGTCAGGTCAGCCAAAACGAACGCAAAGGGGATTACAACACTCTGCGATCTTTCTATTTGTTTGGAGCAGGGCCAGACGAATCACCCGCTCTGTACAACAAGATCCATCCTCACATCGACCAACTCACCTCGTTCCTGTACTCGGCAGAGACGACTCGCTTCTCCATCACCCTTGGCGCTGCAGTCAACCCAGCAGAGCACAAGAAGACTCCGGTGCTTACCCGGGCGCTAAACGATGAGTGGGTCAACTCCAATGCAGACCAAGTGTTCTCGACCGCGGCTAGCTGGTCTTTGGTCTACAACACCACCTACGTCAAACTGATCTGGAACAAGGGTCTGCACCCCTACATGGTCGATCCTCATAGCGTAGGCGTGCTGCGAGAAGACATCCCCTACACCGATCGTCAAGAAGCAATCTGCCACACCTACTACATCACCAAGTCCGACCTGTACTCGCGCCTGTACGCCCATCCCAAACGGGATCAGTTGGTCAAGCGCATCACCGCTGCCGAGCACGACCCAACTGATACCACCACAGGTTTAGATCGGGTCATCATGTCGCAGGTCAACCCGACCATGTACGGCAACGTCAATCTCGATCTGAACGGCATGAACCGCTACAAGCCGCAGGTCGCAGAAGAAACCATCGAGATGACCGAACTGTGGGTCTGGAACGATGAGATTGAGGACTATCAGGTGGTCACGAAAGCAGACCCCGATGTCATCATTTACGACAGGCCCGGTGAGTCCGTATTCCTCAAGGGTGAACTACCCTTCGTGCAGATCTGCCCCAATCCGCTGTACGACTACTACTGGGGCGAATCAGAAGTTGGCCGTTTGATCTTCCTGCAGCAACTCAGGAACAAACGGATGACGGAGATCCTAGATCTGCTCTCCAGACAGGTAAACCCGCCAACAGCCCTGACAGGTTTTGTAGGCATTCTGGATGAGAAGAACTTCGCTCTGAACCGTCCTGGCGGTTTGCTGGCAACTGACATGCCGAACGCGAAGGTAGAGCGTCTGGCTCCGGTCATGCCTCAAGACTTGTTCCGCGAGATCCGCGAGATCGACGGGATGTTTGAGGAAGCGTCCGGCATCGTTAACGTCCTGCAGGGCAAGGGCGAGGCTGGAGTGCGATCGTCAGGTCACGCAAGCCAGTTGGCCCGTCTGGGATCGTCCAGAGCCAAGAAGCGTGCCCTAGTGATCGAGGATAGTCTCGAGAAGCTCTCTACGCTGTATCTGAAGTGTCTGCAAGCCTATGACGACACTCACTTCTCAGATGAAGATGGCAACAAGTTCATAGCAGAGCAGTTCACCAAGGACTATGTGGTGAAGGTGGATGCACACTCTAACAGCCCGATCTTTATGGAAGATCTGCGAGCACTGGCGTTCAATCTATTCAAGGCTCAGGTCATCGACAAAGAGTCGCTGCTTGACTTGCTTGACCCGCCGATGAAGCAATTGCTCAAAGACAGACTCAAGAAACTAGAAGCCAAGCAGGAGCAGGCCGCACAAGCCGAGCAACAGGCCAAGCAGCAAGCAAGTCAGGAAGTAAAACAGAAACCTGAGCCCGGCTCGCAGCAGCCGCCACAACTGAAGGTGATGTGATGAATTCAGGACAACCCCCTGTAAGCAGAGCAGATCAGCCTAGAATAAGTGCTGGTCAAATAGCTAAGGGTGAAAGTAGCCCTGCGTTGACTTACCGTGCGCCCAGTGTTAAAAACTACACAGGCGACAAACGTAGTCAACGTGACTATACCCGCCGCTAGGAGTGATTATGTATCGCAAAGCAAAGCGCGGTCGCAAGACTCGCCGGTAAGTTACCCGAGAGGGTAAATGGGTATGGCTGCTTTCCCGAGAAATAGTGGCCGCTTGCCAACTTGGAGAACCAACGTGATGGCTCGCAAAGCTCGCAAAGGCCGTAAAGGCCGCAAGTAATCCTCTGGGATTCCGCTCCGGGGGGCGGCGGGGAAAGCCCCCCACTTACTTGACAATCGGTTAAATACTCAGTAAAAACCGCTTTAATGATGGAGCGGCTATGAGTGTACCTACCGACAAGCTGATGGAAATGATGCGCGGACAACAGCCGCAGCAAGATCTTCCTTCCTCTGCTGGCGCAATGCCAGAAGAAGAAGCCGCGCCAGCGGCGGCACCGATGTCTACTCCCGAACCCAAGATGGGTAACCAAGAAGCTGCCAGGATTAACCTGAGCATGGCTCTTGATCTGCTAGAGCAGTCTTTGCCTGCATTTGGCAGCGGGTCGGAAGAAGGTCAAAAGGTTCTGTCTGCGCTACGCACCATCAACGCGGTGCTCGGCCCACGCAAGAACAAAACAAACGAACTACAGCAGTCTGAGATCCTTCAGATGTTGCAGTCTCTCCCGCAGGCAGGTGGTATGTCTCCCGAAGGACGGGCGATGTCTGCTGCGCCTACCCCCGGTATGCCGCCTGCTGGTGGCGCACAACCCCCGATGTAAGGACTAACATGGATCTGTTTAAGCCCCGTGGCGCTTCCACGACTCGCCGTCCTACTGACAACAATCAGATGAACGGCCAGATTTACAACACGCCTCGCTACGCTACTCTGGGCGGTCTGACCGGCCCGGGCAAGCTGAGCAAGAACAAAATGGCTGTTACTAAACCCGGCGATGGCCGCAAGGTAATCTAATATGTCACTCGAAAATCTTTCTATGGATGCTCGTGATGAGTTGGCCGCACTGGCTCAAACTCTGGCTGAGAATCCCAAGACCCGGCGCGATTTTCTGCGGATGACCAAACAAGTAAAGCCGGATCTACCCATTCCCGAACTGGACATTGAAGACTACACGCATCACGCTGTTTCTAAATCAGAAGAGCGCGTGCAGCAACTCGAGGCCAAGCTGGCTGAGAAAGATGCCAAAGAGGAACTGGATCGTCGTCGGCAATCGCTGATGAAACGCGGTCTTATCGATTCTGAAGATGATATTCAGGAAGTGGAAAAGGTTATGCTAGAAAAAGGCATCACCAGTCACGAAACTGCGGCTGAATATCATCAGTGGATGAAGGAAGCGGCCAAGCCGACTCCTAGCGGCTACAACCCGCAAGTCATTCAAAAGTTTGATCTTACGCAGTATTGGAAAAATCCTGTGTCCGCTGCTCGCAATGAGGCGGCTAAGGCTCTCAACGATCTGCGGAAGCGGAACCGTCCTATCGGTCTGTAACGTAGAAAACTCTCGGAGATATTACTATGCCTATTGGCGGCGGTATTATCCCGGCAACCGGTAGCACTCAGTACACGGAACTGACCTACGTTACCCGCCGGGCTTTCATTCCTAAACTCGTTGTCCAGATCTACAACTCGACTCCTTTGATGGCGGCTTTGATCGCCAACTCTCAGCAGGCGTCGGGCGGTGTGTCTTCTGTGACCGTGCCCGTTCAGGGCGCTCAGTTCGTCAACGCTCAATGGTCGGATTACAGCGGTTCGTTCGCACAGCCTGCAGTTCAGCAAGGTGCGTTCAACGCTGAGTTCAACCTCAAGCTGATGATCGCTCCCGTGCCTTTCCTCGGCATGGAAGGTGCTGTGCAGAACGATGCAGCCATTATTCCTCTGATCGAAGCTCGCATGAACGATGCGACCAACGTGATGATGGACGCGATGACTTACTCGCTGTACAACAACACGACCAACACTCAGCAGTTCATTGGACTGCCGGGCGCTATTGACGATGGCACAACGCTGGCGTCGTATGGCAACCTAACTCGCTCTTCCTCGGTTAATCCGTGGTGGCGTTCGAAGGTGTACGCGGCTGGCTCGGTCAACCCGACCCGTCAAAACATGCTGCAGTACATCTCCGGTACCGTGAAGAACGGCGCTGAAGTCCCGTCGTTTGGTGTGTGCGGTTTCGGCACCTGGACGCTGCTGGCTCAGGACTACGTTGGTCAGGAGCAGTACGTTATTACCCCCGGTAGCGGTTTCGAAGGTGGCGACGGCCCGTCTGCTGCGTTCCGCGCACTGATGGTCGCTGGCGTGCCGATCTATCCCGATCCGTATTGCCCGGAAGGCGTTGTCTACTTCATCAACACCAACTACCTGTCGCTCTACATCCATGAGCAAGGTTCGTTCGTGTTTACGGGCTTTGAGTCCACCCTGCCTAACTGGCAGATCGGTTATGTTGGCGCTGTGCTGATGATTGCCGAACTGGTGAACACCAAGCCGAAGGCGATGACTAAGGTCACGGGCTTTAACTCTCTGTCTATCTAAGGAGAAAAAAATGGCCCTTGCTCTTAATAAAATTCTTGTTGCTGGTGCTGTTACCAACACTGCGGCTGCGTATCTTCAAACTACGACTGTCGCTGCTGTTACTACTGGTAATGGAACGGTGGTTACTGCTGGTGCTTACCAGATGAACGCACAGGCAAATATCACCATCGTTATGTATGACGGCTCTAGTTGGGGAACAATGGTTGCCAACAATACTGGCGGTTATTTTGTTTCGGATGGTGTTAACGTTGCGGCTAAAGCTGTAAATGCCAACACTACCGCAACTTTGATTACTGTCAACGGTGGTACTGCTGCTACACAATCTTCGTACGCTACTTCGTAAGGGGGTTGTATGGCGAGTCATGATGCAGTTGGTCGGCTTTACCCAGAGAACTTTGGCAGTTTTGCCATTGCATCTGCTCGGGTGTCGGTTGCAACCACTGGCAATGCTGTTGTCGCCATCCCCATCCTTTCGGGTGGGTTGAGCAACAGCGGGAATACGGCAACTAGCGGTAGCGTCATCATCCGTCGGGTTACGGTTCAAAACCCGAATGTTGATGTCTCTGCTGCAAACATTGCTATTTCGATTGCTAGTACCGGGAATGTGGCGGCAGCAAATGCTGTGGTGGCTAACGTTGTGCTTTCTAATCTATCTGCTGTTGGTAGATGGCAGGATCTGACGGTAGCCGGCGCTTTTGGTGCCAACACCACTGTTTCTGGAAACTCGACTTCTGCTTTGTTTGTGAACGTCAACACTGCCGTAACTGGCGGTGCCGTTGACATCAAGGTTTATGGCGACGTTGTGAGTGCCTGATGCCGTTCGTAACCAATACGAACTACAGTGATTTTGAGGCTACTTGGGCGGGGACTCTATACCAGTTCCCGTCCAGGCAGTCTGTAGAAGTTCCTGTAGAGGTGGTGCGAAACGTATTTGGATGGGGCGACGATAACAAGGAGCCTTATCTTGTAAGACTCGGGTGGATAAAATTCACCGGCGATCTTCCTGAAGGTGAAAAGCGTCTGAGCAAGTTTGTCATCACAGAAGCCAAGCCGCAGGAAGTAGAAGATAATGGAGTAGTTGCGCTGCCTATACAGCGGCGCAGGCGTGTCTGACATGGGCAGTAAATGGCTACTCTTTCAACTTACATTGCAGAAGTTCGCAGGTTGCTCCATGACGCAAACAGCAACTTCTGGACTGACGCAGATCTAACTACCTACATCAACGAAGCCCGGGCACGGGTTGTCCGCGATACGGGGTGCCTGCGTACACTTCAGTCTACTTACACCCCTCTAGCGCCTAACGGTACTGCGGCAACGCTGTGGACTGCAGGTGCAACAGTCTCGACTGGACAGTACGTTTACAGCAACATTTTCATTTACCAAGTAGTGACTGGTGGTGTTCTGGGGACGGATGCTCCTGCGTACCCGTCTTCAAGTTCGCCTATCCCACCGTCTACAAACTTCACAAATGGAACAGCAACGCTTCTTTATGTCCAGAATGTTGAGATTATGCCGTTCTCATCATTGCCGAATGCGGCGTATACCCTGGATATTCTGAACGTTACGATCCTGTGGGGTAACAGCCGGATTCCTCTACGCTATCTGCCGTGGACGCAGTTCAACGCAGAGATGCGGTACTGGCAAAACAACATAGGAAGGCCCGTAGCGTTTAGCATTTACGGCCAACAGCAGATTTATTTGTCTCCGGTTCCAGACCAGACGTACAACGTTGAAGTTGATACCGTCATCATGCCTGTTGAGCTCTCGCTTGCATCTGACGTAGACACGATCTTGGCCCCGTACACGCAGCCTGTGCAGTTCTACGCAGCCTACAAGGCCAAGTATCAGGAACAGAGCTACGGAGAAGCTGAGATCTTTAAGCAGGAATACATTAAGGCAGTTAGCGCAGTGCTAAACAGCGTGTACACACGCAGGATTCCAAACCCGTACTCGACTCCGTACTAACATGGCCGCGCAAGAACAGAAAAAGTCCTACGCGATCATCAAGAACTTTAAGGGCATTAACACCAAGGCCAACCGCACGGCCATTGATGACTCAGAGTTCTCGTGGATTGAGAATGCCATGCCTATCGGGTCTGGCAACATCAAGACCCTGCTCAAACAGTCTCAAGTACTAACCAGTGGCAACGCCGCAGTGACGTTTGCAAACACTGTTGTCGCGCTAAAGTCCGTCAATATTGGTCTAAGTGACTATATCCTGGCCGCAGAATCAAACGGCAGGATGGAATACTTTGACGTTACGTCCAGCACCAAGGGTAACGTCGCTACATCAGGCACATTTTCAGCATCAGGCGTCAAAACCGCTCAGTACAAGAACGAACGGGTCATTATTGCAGACCCTTCCAAGGGTTTGTTCTCTTGGGATGGGACAAACATTGTATCAATAGGATCTGTTGGGTCTGTTTTTATCCAAAATCATGGAACAGGATATACAGAAGCACCAAACGTAACGATTTCTGCTCCAAATGACGCAAACGGCGTACAGGCGACTGCAGTAGCAACAATTACTGACGGCGCAGGCGGGATTTATGCCTGTCAGGTCACAAATGGTGGATCTGGATACTCATTTGCACCAGAAGTAATCTTTTCTAATCCTGATCTTGCTGAAGGCATTAAACCAGTCGCTACTGCTGTCGTTTCTGGTGGGAAAGTAGATTCCATCACAATTTTAAGCGGAGGAAGAGGCTATTTGACGGCTCCGACCGTCACGTTTAGCTCTGGGTCTGCTGCTGCAACTGCATTGCTGATTTCTGGTCGCCTGACCTCAATATCCTTGACCAATGCAGGAAGCGGATACACATCCCCTCCTTCGATCAGCTTTCAAGGTGGATACGGATCTAATGCCACTGCCATCACTCAACTGACCACCTTCAAGACTGGAACCATCAGCGTTATCGTCAACACAGGTGGATTTGGGTACACCAACGCTGCAAACACGGTTGTGACGTTCACCGGAGGCGGTGGATCTAATGCTGCTGCAACTGCCATCATCGACGGTGGACAGGTCAGTGCGATCGCGATGACTAATGCGGGGACAGGCTATACCAGCGCCCCGACAGTCACGATCTCAGGTGGTGGCGCTAGTACCAATGCAACTGCTACAGCCTTTGCTACGACCGACAATATCACTGACGTAGCGACGTTCTCAGGCCGCGTCTGGGTCGCAAGCGGCAGAAACGTGTTCTACAGCGCAGCAGGCTCCTACAGCGACTTTACGTCGGTTTCAGCGGGTAGTGTGAGCCTGACAGACGAGACCCTGCGCGGGAACATCCAGGCTCTGCTGTCTGCCAACAACTTCCTGTATGTGTTTGGCGAAGACTCGATCAACGTCTTCTCAGATGTCCGCGTGTCTGGCAGTGGAGCCACGCTGTTTACGAATACAAACATCAGCGCCAGCGTCGGAACAAAGCGAAACAATACGATCTTCCCGTACTTCCGTTCAGTCCTGTTCATGAACGACTACGGTGTGTACGCCCTTGTGGGTAGTACGACCAGCAAACTATCAGATACGCTTGACGGGATCTTCCCGCTTATAGACTTTACGCAGCCTGTCAGTGCAGGCCAAGTCCTGCTTAACAACATCCTGTGCGCTGCATTCTCGTTTACCTACACAGATGCGGTCTTAGGTTCTAGGCAGATACAGGCAGTGTTCTTCGAGAAGAAATGGTTCTTGTCTTCTCAGGGCAGTCTGTCGTATGTAACATCTGTTCCTGTAAACGGTGCTATTAGCTTGTACGGAACTATCAGCGATAGCCTGCACAAGTTGTATGCGTCATCGACATCAAACGTTGCGGTGAGGATCCAGACCGCCCTGATGCCGCTGGGTGACGCGATCAGAACCAAGCAGGCACTGAAGTTTGGGGTGGAAGCTACGTTGTCAGGCGCAGCAACGATGAACGTGACTGTTGATAGCGAAAGAGCATCCAGTCCCGCATATGTTCTTCAAAACAGCATCAACTGGATAAGTGGATGACACTTAACGTGCTTATAGGAAACGGTAGTTGGTATTCTGTTGCTGGGAATGGAACGCTGGCAGGGATTGAAGTGCAAGTCGCGCCGGTTGTAAGTAGCGTGCAAGGAACGTTTGTAACGTTGTCGAGCTTTACCCAGTTGTCGTCATGGGTTGATGGATCCTATACGCAGGACTTCTGGCGTGCAGGAAATACGATAGACGACATGACGTTTGTTGTTACGCGCGAGCGTGGCACTGATCGCGTAGAAGTGTGGGGCTATAAGCCGCCAGCCGTTGCTCTACGTCCTTTAGATGGCAGCCCTTGGACACCGCCAACAACCCCGCAAATTGAAGACGACAAAACCTACGATGTAAAGATTAGCGTCAATTCAGCGCTAATTACTCCGCAATACTCCAGCGGTACCACCACGCGGATGTTGTTTGCGCCAGGAACGATTCGGCGTCTTTGCTCGGCGTTTAAGCCTTGGAGCTGGGCGGCGGTTGATACGGCAATTGCTGCGTACAGGTTGGCTGGTCACGACAACAATTCGGCAGCGTTTTTTACCTTAGTCCCCACCGTTGCAAACATGGGGATTTCTGCTGCAGCTTCTGCGACATTTGACCACGGAGCCTTAGGCGGAACGTCCAGTACCTTGTGGTTTGACGGCGTGCGATCTGCACAAGGCGGGGACGATATTTCGTCGAGATCGGTGTATCACTCATGGGAAGGGTTCGCAATCTCCGACAGAAAAAATTCTGTTACTGCAAACCTGTCTGCCTTGGAATCCGCGCTGCGAAAAGCCGCCGAATATGCGGGATCATTTCCGCAATATGCGTATTTGAATCCGTCAACGCTCAGACCATACGATCCCCAGCAGGGAGCCAATCAAAGAACAACCGAGCCATTTGGCTTTTCCAGCAATACGGTGCGCGGCGCTTATTGGTGCCAACAACGAAACTCGTATAACTGGGGCTGTTCTCATCACTATAACAATGGTCATGTTGCGTTTGAGGCCACAAAAGATCCGTTCTATGCGTTAACTCAGCAAATAAACGGTTTTGCTGCAATTTCGCAAGGAATTATGAATGAGTCGCAAAGAACGGCAGAGGCAAAACTTGTAGACCCGGCTATTGTTGGGTCTGACCCGTATTGGGTCGCTACTGCTGCAAATGTGCCGTTTTATTTATATTACACATTTCAAGTAAGAGGAAGGTTTTGGACGGCAAAAGAAATTGCAAAATGTCACGCTATAGCGACTCAATGTTCTGCCGTTGATTTTTTGAACCCGGTTTCGACGTTTACATCCGTCAACTCTGACGCTGTAACGCAGTTTAACGCTTTTGCTGCGCAAATTGATGCCGCAACTTTCCCGACTCAAATAACAAATGAATCGGAATCTACGCAGGCTACACGGGCGGCCCTAAAGGCGCTTTCGTGCTACATGAATTTTTATTCTGAGTCAGAAGATGGTAGCCCGAGCAAGCCAAAAGCCAAATATGTTTCTACGTTCATGAATGAATACGCGGCTCAATCGCTTGCATACATCATGTCCTATGGGTTAACTAACTGGCAGACCGTTGCTGAGAAAGTTATTGGCTATACGATAAACAAAGCGCTGTATTTAGGCGGGGCTAGGACTGTATTAGGTTTTGGCGACCGAGGTTCTTCTACAATGATTTGCCAGCTTGCTTCAACGGATGGCCTTGTTCAGTACCCTGTCGCATTTACAACCCCGTCTGGGTACGACTCATCTTGGGCGTCTTTAGATTCAACCTACGCGGCAAAAAGTAAAACAAATTTTGGGTCGTTATTTAATTATACCGGCAACACCACGTCAAGCAATCCAAACTATTCAGCATCACACGTGATTGTCTTAAAAATATTCAAACAACTCAATGACGCCGGAAGAATAAGTGTACGTGTTTCGGATGTAAATTCAGCGTGGACGGCCACGCAAGCGCAAGTCGCCGCAACATCCGCAACTATTGCTAGTTACTATTATTCCGGGCGTTTGCTTTCTTGGGCGTAATTTAAGGATTAAATCATGGCACTTCAATATGGCACTTCTACAGCGCTGACAATCACCGCTGGTTCTCTTGCAGTTGGCGCAGCTAGGTCTTCTGCCGCCGTGACTAGCGGTTTGACAAATAACACGACGGACTACTTGATTTCGGTCAATGTCCTGACTACAACAACCGCCGCAACGGTTAATAAGCAGATTGTTGTGTATGCGTATAGATCAGAAGACGGTACAAACTACTCGGGCGCATCGTCAACAATTGACAACGTGGACGGTACGGACAAGACGCTTACCGCTATCGGCTCGCCTTCGAACCTTACGTTCTTGGGCACCATCCAGCTTAACAACGGAACGACCGCGCTGACTCTGCGTCAGGTCTTCAGCCTTGCCCAAGCCTTTGGCTCGAT